TTTATCTGAACGTACTCGTGCCAAGCAAAGACTTGATGATGTTATTTATGAATTAGATAGGCTTGATACTAAAGCAGAGGCACTGACGCAACAAGTGTACGGAGGGCAAAGCGGTGCACGTGTACGTGGAGCACAAAAATACACTGCTGATTATATTCAAAACTTAGTTTCTCCTTCTAAATTAAAATCTGGTATTGAAGAAGGACAACGTCTTTTTTATGAGCTTAATCCAGAAACCGGTGAACCTATTCCAGGTACACAGGAACTTCGTTCAGAACGTAAGATGGTCGACATGACTCCTAAAGGCGGCGGTGGACGCAATGTTGCTGAATTTAGTGCAGGGAATAGAGATGAAGGCGGTGGTGATATAGATGTAGAAGATATTCTTAGGCAAGCAAGAACACCTAGGGATCAATCTGGGCGTGTATATGCAAAAGATCAATTTGGTTATCGGCCTGGCACTGGCCTCACTGGTAAGCCATTAGAAGGAAGACCTTTTACAGATGATAGTACTCAAACGGGCAGGGTTATTACAAAGACAGGTATTCAACCAACAAAACCACAACCAAGTTCTTTCTTAGATGCTAAAGCTATAAATTCTTTTGCACGTTTAAGTGACGAACAACTTGGACAAGTTTCCATGCAAGGAACAGAAGCTGAGGCGTATAATGCAGATAAGATGTTAGCTAAACGCCGTAGCTTTGATGTTGCACAAGACATTCGCCGCATTCAAAACTCTGGGCGTCCAGACGCACAGAAACAAGTCAAGTCATATCTTGATGAACTGATGGCAAACGAAATCCCAGGGGTTGACTTCTCATGACAAAAGAAAAGAAAGATAAAAAGTGGATTCAAAAAGCCACTAAAAATGAAGGTACCTTTACCGCCAAAGCAAAACGTAAGGGAATTACGTCTGCTCAACTACAAGCTAATGTGGAAAAAAATCCCGATGATTACGATGAAAAAACAAAGAAGCAGGCACAGTTACGAGAAACGCTTGTAAAATTAAACAATAATAAAAAGTCTAAAAAATAATGCCAAGGGATCCTCGTTTAAATACAGCCGACAATGCTATCAAAAAAGTTGATAGTGTTTTCAAAAAGAATTCCAAGATTGACTATGCGAGTTCTTTTAAAGCAAAACCTAGCCAACCTCCTTTTGATATCAATCGTTTTGATGAAAGTGATTTACGTAATAAGTTATTAGCAAAGAAACAAGTCCAAAACCCTGGACTTAATTTTGTTTCTGATGATCCTCAAAATTTTGAATTGTTTGCTGGCCTTGGTCGTTTTGATACAAACCGTGGTGAACTATATAGTTTTGAAAATGGTGGGCCAAACACCCGTAATCGTTTTACTGAAACCTCAGAATTTAATCCTATGTGGGCAGAATTGTATAAAGTAAGTCCAACAATTAAACCAGGAGATAAGATATCAAATCCTTTCCCCAGAATGAAGAATCCAGATCCGAAGGGTTACATTATGGCTGCTGCGGAAAACCGAGCAGAGAATGAATATGAGGAGGAGTACTCTGTTGCGCGTTTATTAAGGGATCCCGATCCAATAGGAGAGGATGATGAAAGTAGTGAAGATAAAACGGTTTAGACTTAGTAGATAAGGAATAGCATTATGGCGAAGGCAAAGCTAGCAGGTGCATTATTAGATTTTTTAAAGAAGCCTATTGTTGGTGAAGCACTAATGAGTGGTGGTATAAATACAGGTTTATCTTTATTTACTGGTGCTAATCCAGCAGAAGCACTTTTGTACGGTGGTGCTGATGCTTTAGCATCTGGGGCTTCTCTTGGTGCTGTGCGTAAGCTAAATAATAGCGGTCTTAGAAAGAAACTTGGGCTTCGTGAACTAGGTACGCAAACAATCAAGAGAGATGGTAAGAGTGTAACCACACCTGTTCGGTCTAACTTAGAAATACCGGCTAACGTTGCGGCTTCTGTTGCTTCCACAGTTCCTGTCAGTATGTTACTGGCAGCAGAGCAAGGTGTTCAAGGTGCACAAACAAAACAAATTGATCAACAAACAGTACAACGTGCAGTAATTAACGATGCACCTAATCAGTTAGCAGGTGCTTACATGCCCGCTACATTATTACAAAACATTGGGTTACCTTCTAATAATTCGTTAATGGAACAAATGCAAAATGATCAAGGTCCGACAGGTCAGATGGATGAACGGGCCATGGCCAGAATTATGGGGTTAGGTTAATGGGTTTACGTAGCGATTACAAAACAGGTTGGACAAAAGCAGTCCAGCAGATGGGTAACAAGGATTATGGGCATACCGTTCTGCCTATAACGAAAGGTGCTAGAAATTTTTATAAAGGTTTAAAAAAAGAAGGTATTGGTTTAGATACTCCTGTACAACTCGCAGGTGCCATGGGTGCTCGCTTGTTGACTGATTTAGGTACAGACTCGACACGCCAGATGTACTGGCGATATAACCATCCAATGGCTATATCTGAAAAAATAGGAGAGCAGATTATCGGAGAAGGAATCCAGTCGTATTCACCTACACAACGTGCAGCAATTGGTTTAGCTTCAGTCGGCCTACCAGTGGGAGCATCTTTAGGTACTTTTGATGCAACCAATCTTTCAGAGTATGGACGACCTAAGGGCTTTGCTCAGTCTTATGCTGAACAAGGTTCTGAGGATAGGCGTGAAACAGGGCAGCTTGCACCTGAGTTAGTTGATCGTTTTGTATTGGGTCGCCAAGGTCGTCCTTTAAAATATGAAACCGCAAAAGAAGATATTCCTAATTTAACGAAAGAACGTTATGCAAACTATATGAATTATCTGTATAACGATAAAGGTCCACTTGGTATTGGTGTAGTAAAAGGAACGATGGAGAATCTTCAAGGAGAACCTGAAGTTCGTATTGTTGGTTTTCCAGTTGGTTTACAAGCAGCAGGCGCCTTAGTTGGAGGAGCAGCAGCAACTCGTGGGGCTCTTGGTTTAACCACCGGAGAGGAAACGGTACCTGGAGGAATTGGACCAAAGCAAAGACGTACTAAAAAATCTGTTGACACATCTACTGATACCCCCGGTCCCTTCCCTAGGGATACAAATGTTTACCGTAAAGGCGAAAGAGCAGTTAAAGTAAATAGTGGTTCAGCCGGACGCACTGGTACCAGGGTTGATACACTTGGACCACGTGCTCGAACTGTTGCTGCATTAGGTGCAGCCGGTGCATTGGGAGGAGCTTTAGCAGGTAAGTTTGTTAATACAATGATTGCCTCTGCTGGACAATCTGATTTACCAACCACACAAGAGTATGGTGTTACTCGCCCCATGGTTTAGTTGATATAGAATTTACATATTGAAAGTAGTATCTTAGACATGGCTAGTGGAGAAAGGACTCGTGTTGGGCAAGGCGGGGCGCTAGTTCCATATAGTGCACGTACTGCCGCAGGTAGTGCGATGCGTGACCCAAGAGGAGCAGCTGGATATTATTCACAACAACTTGGACAAGGAGCTTTGTTTCCAAGAGGGCAGATGATGGGAGGTCTTTTAAGTACTGGTTTAGCAGCCGCTCCACTTATTGGCCAAGTAGCACAAGACGTTGGTCAAGGTAGAACTTTAGATGCAGCAGTGACAGGCGGTGTAGGTGGTGGCCTTCTTGCCGCTACTGAACTAGGAGGACGAGCTGTTGGCGGTGTCAAAGGAAATTTGATCCGTGGTACTGGTGCAATTCTTGCACCTCTAATTGGCAATGCAGCAGGTAACTTTGCCGAAGGCCAAAGAGCTGAAGATACTGGTGTAGCACCCGCAGGAGCAAGTGAAGTAGAACAGAGGAAAGCAGATCGTTCTAGAATCAAGCAGGATGCTGCAGACTTTCTTGAGATGAGCGTAAATGCAATGAGTGCATATACTCAACAGAATATTGATTTAATGAAGGCAGCTTCTGATCAAACTTATCTTGATAATCAACGTAATGCACCGATGATTAAGAAGTATCTTGATGAACAGATGGTTCGTCAGCAAGCATTGAATGCTTCTAATGCTAGTAACTATGCAATGCTTGGTACAGTAGCTACTGCAGGTAAACTAGCCACAGGAGCACAACAGCAAACTAGCACAACCATGCGAACTATGCTGTCAAACAATCCTTATTCAAACAGCGTAATGCAAGCCCCTAATATTAGTTTCTGATCATGAGTTACTTCAATAGACAACAACGGCCTCTTGCTGGGTATGCGGATATTTTTAAAGGAGGTACAACTGATTTTCAGTCTTTACTGAATGCGAATGCGTTTGATCTAGGTACAGCATCTAATGAAGATCTTACTCGGACCACCGCTGCACCAGCTACAGGGCCTAGTACACCCCTGGGTGCTGATGCTGAACGACCTGCACTTCCGACCATAAATGGAGTAACCTTTGGCCAAGGATATGAAATCAGTGATAAGGATAGATTGAACATTGACCTTGCCAGAGCACTCCAGCCTGATGATTCAAAGTATGATCAAAAGTTAGAAAAATTAAGAACAGCAATGCGTGAAGAAGCAGATTATGCAAATAAAATGGGCAGAGAGAATATGCTCTTAGGATCACTTCTAAAAGATATTCCTAAAGCAGTCACCAATATGGCAATGGCAGGTACTGTATACAATGCACAGAATGCAGTGGGCCCATACAATGCAGCTCAATATGGTAGAAAGTATTTCACCTAAAACTTTTTGCTTGTAAAATAGTTAAAATAGGTAGAAAAAATGGTGGCTTCTAAATTTAATCCAGGTGTTTTTAATTCTGGTGCTTTTGATTTAGGTGCAACTGCAGGCCAGTTCACCCCTGGCGTCTCATTAGGTGATTTTCAAACAGGTGTTGACTTAGGTAGGGGCTTTGGTGAGACCAAATCAAACAGTGGTTTCCTTAGTGGTTTAGCAGGTAAGTTTGGGGGTTTGTTTGGTGGTGATAATACTACTGGTCAAGCATTAGGTCTTGCTACCTTGCAGGGTAATCTTGGTATTCAAGCAGCCAATATTAGTAATATGGCAGCTGAAGTTGCAGCTGAAAATGCACAAAATAGTCTACTTACTGACTATAATTTACAACGGATTGCTAAAGGTGATCGTCAACGCTTTAATATAAATCGCCTTGGAAGACAAGAGAACTTAATGGCTGTCGTTCCACAGTTGGTAAACAACGTCACATACTCAACTAAGAATCCAAACGTGGGTGCTGCAATGGGTGCACAATTAGCCGGTATGATTGGTTAATAGATACGTATAGTTTAGAATAACAATATTAGTTGAAATGCACTAAATAATGGTATTCGGAAAGATCTTTCAGGGCTTAGGAGGTGCAGCATCAGGCGCAGCGGCTGGTTCTGTATTCGGTCCCATTGGTACTGGAATTGGCGCTGTTGTTGGTGGTTTAGGTAGTCTTGGTGGTTCTTCCAGTGGTGGAGGGTCAGCTGGAAACATGGGTGGCCTGGGAAACGCTAAGGCATATGTACCGAAACCTTTGCCAACACCATTTGGTAGCGTGGAAGATGCAGATGATTTCCTTAGGCAATACACGGAAGGTAATCTTGGCGGCCTGCGTAGAGATGATGCCTTAGAGATGGCATACAATAATTTATCTCCTTTTGATAGGAATGAGTTATTAACAACGTCTGATGCAGCTAAAGAAATTGTAGGTTTCCAGTATGACCCTGGCAAACGCCGTGAGTTAGCTTCTACTTTTAGTGATGCAGCCTTTGGTGGTTCATCTGCAACTCCTGGAGTTGTAGATCAAGTCTCAGCGCAAGCAGAAGCCCTGGGAGCAACTACTCCTGAGGAAATTCAACGCCTTGCGTTTAATACCGCAGCTAGGACACCTAGAGGTCAGAGAATGGTTGCAACAGGACCACAAACAGAACGGGAAGCACAATTCGGTCAACTCCTTCGTGATGGCGACGGTACTCTTACTGGTAAGTATGATGTAGGCCGAGGCATGGAAAAACTTATCAGTCGGCGTATCGCAAACGCATAACGGAGTTTAATTATGTCAAGACAATCTTTATCCGAAATTGCAAATCAGTATGGCAAAGGCTCAGACTTTGGCCATTACGATACCCAAATTGCTAAGCAACAGGGTTACAGTAACCAAGAAATCCTGGATTATTTAGATGCTAATCCTGACAGGCTAGGCTATAGTAATAAACCCGGAAATGAGGGTAATTTATATAATGAGCTTCTTAGTAATAACGTTGACTTTAGTAAGGGTTTCAAAGCAAATCGTGGTGGAGCGTCTGGTGCTGAGATAGCCGAATCCAATGCACAACGAGATCAGCAATTTACTTTGGATCGTATTGCTGCCCAAGGAGCCGCAAATGCTAATATCCAACGTTTAATTAATATATCTAATAAATATGCCGCTGATAGTACAACTACGCGGGGGTTGTACGCAGCAGATGCCGCAAAAGATGCAACCATTTTTTCTTCAGAGTCACAGGAACGTACTAGTAAATATGTAGCTGATATAGGTCGGTTATCAAAAAATGAAATAGCAAAGATTCAAGGTAACTTTGGATTGGCGTTACAGGAAATTGTGAACTCTGGGGCAAAAGAGGCGGAAGCTGTACGTGGTGAGTATGGACTCGCTAATACAAATTTAACGGGTCAGTATCAACTAGAGAATACCCGTTTACAAGGTGCAACCGAACGTGATGTCGCCTCCCGTAATCGAGATGCGACTATCTTTGGGTCCTTGATGTCAGGTTTTTGGAGTTAATAAAGTTTAATTGATAGTATAATTAAAACATAATCGCTTTTATAAAGAATGTCAAGTTCTGCCGGTGGTAATTACTCAAGTGACGCATCTTTACCTTTAGCTGATTTTCAAGCATTGCTTGATAGGTTAGAAGGTTCTAAAAAGCGTCAGCAACGCCAAAAATCTGTAGAAGGTCGTCGTGACATCTACAGCCAAGGTCTTGCTTCCATGATGAGCAACTTCTAGTAGCCTTAGTTAACACTTTTATTTAAAGGAAAATCATGGTCGTCGGTGCAACACCTCCTGCTTCAGGAATAGATGATACCTATGCAAATGACGACTGGTTTGATATTGACCAGTATAAAAAGGCAGCGCAAGTTGCCTATGATTTTTCTTTAGGTAAGATGGAAAAAGCTGGTGACGAAGAAAGAGAAACAATTGGAAAAGGCGCAAGTGAGCAAAGATCAACTAATCGACAGCAACAAACCTTCTCTGAAAAAGACGAAGAGCGCGATTATCAGCAATCCCAAAAGGGATATCGATTCTGATATAAACGTCCAGTCTTTTACTATTTGGCTGGATAATTTAGACTCTGCTTCCAGAGAATCGTTTAATGCCTTTGCTGAAGATACCTTTTCTCCTATTCAAGTTTATATCTATGCCAAGTTCCTTGGTTATGACGGCAGTATTATCTGTGTAGATGATTGGGTGGCAAAGGTTTATCCAAAGCCTGATCATCTAAAAGTCTTGCTGTATGAAATCGAACAGATGCAAGAAGACGTACGTAAATTACGTTTAGATATTGAAAACTATACTGTCAAACGTGATGCTGGTGTAGCACGTATTGCACAGATGCAGAAAGAAATCCGTGGAACAATTGCACAAGTAGATGCTTTTGTTTCTTCTAAGGACAGGAAGGGGCTACTCCTTGCGGGAGCAGATCGAGCTATCCGTGAACTTAACTCTGTATTTAAAGATGATCCTATTGAAGGCCCATTACAAGAAGCAGCAATGTCTGTCTGGGCTAGAATTCAATTTGAAGATTAATTTTTAAAATGTTCAATCCTGAGCAACAAAATAATAGTCCGTTTGATAAACGGGATATTCAACAAATGCTTCTGGATCTTGAGCGCAATCGTGAGCTAAGTGCACAAGGACTTAACGCCCCTGCCCCTGAAGGACAAAACATTGAGTTATTTCAACAGTTATTAAATCAAAAAACAGAAGAAGAAAATGGATAATGTAAAAGTACCTTTAGAGCTACTGGAATATTATAAAAAGAAAGCAGCTTCAGAGGCGGGTGTACAAGCAGAAGAATTAGCTACAAAAGGTTTAAAGGCATCACGTGCAGCTAAAAAGCATAAAGGCAAAAAGTAGAGTACTATTTAACTTACGTACCTAACAGATATTGTGCCTTCTCATCTTCATCTTGCTTATCGCAGGAATGCTAAAGCTGCTGCAGCCAACCATCGCATTCGCAAGACTGATCAGGAGGATATTTTTGAGAAAGCCAGAGAAGACTTTGGCTTCTTTTGTGAATATGTAGCGGATAAAAAACCAGCAGCACATCATCTCGAATGGCACAAACAACTGGTAACCAATCAAGATAGCTCGTGTCTTACAGCTATCGCTGGCCCTAACATCGACTTACTAGGACCCAGGGGGTCCGCTAAATCAACTGTACTAGGTTTATATACGGCATGGGCCATTGGTATCCATACGATGGCAAAGAAGCCTCTACAGATCCTTTATCTTAGTTATACGGTTGATATTGCACGTTCTAAATCAGCCACAATTAAACGAATTATTGAATCAAAAAAATATCAAAATGTTTTCCCTAGAGTCAAGCTACTAAAGAACGTAACCTCGAATGAATACTGGTCGATTGATCATAAGTTTGCAGGTATTGATACCACAGGTGAAGAACAGTTCACTTTATGTGCAGCTGGCCTAAAAGGTTCAGTGACATCTAAACGTTCTCATCTTGTAATTATTGATGACCCTGTAAAATCAGCTGCGGATATTGGTAATCCTGATATTCGGAAGATGATGCAAGATAACTGGAATGCTGTTATTGCCCCCACTATGTTTGAAGGGGCCAGGGCAATCTGTCTTGGTACCAGATTCCGACATGATGATATACATGCAACAACTTTCAGTCCACAGAATAATTGGATGCAAATTGTGTTGTCAGCGATTTTAAATGATGAAGAGACAGGTGAAGAGGTTTCGTATTGGCCAGAGAT